ATCTCGCCCGGCTCGAATCCCGCGATCAGCTCTCCGACGTGGGTGCCGATGTCGCGAAGGGTGCGCGCGAAGTCACGCTCCGCCCTTTGGGTTCGCGTTGGCCCCTGGCTTGCCCTTCGCTTGCGGTCCGCCCAGCGGAGCCGGCGCAGGGAGCTCGAGGCCGAGGGCTTCGGGGCTAGGAGGCGGATCATTCTCGGCTTCCTCGATCTCTTCGTCCGAGATGTTGGAGAACGTGCCAGTCGTCTGGCTGATCTCCTTGAGCTCCTTGAGGGCGGTCGAGCGCTTGATGATCTGCGCCTCGTAGGCGCTGACCACCGACTCAGTGGTCCGCGCCGTTACCTCAGCCTCTTGCTCGTCGCTCATCTGCCAGAGTGGCCGGAACACCAGCTCCCAGTCGGCGGGCGGGGCCATGCCGAACTTGGAGCGGAAGGCGCACTCGTAGATCTTCTCGGCGCCGGTCCGGATGTCGGTCTCCTGGCGCTGGTTGATGCCGTCGTAGTAGTTGCGAAGGTCGGACTCGCCGGTCGAGTTGAGGCCTGCCGGCGACTGGCCGAACAGGCGCACGAGCGGAATGTCGAGCGCGCCCGACAGCTGCTGGCCGAGCTGCAGCAGCACCGCATCGAGTCCCGAGAACGTGTACTGCGTGGCTTCGAACTCGTCCTTCGCATCGAGGACGGTGAGGCCTTCGTTTGACTGGAACTTGCGGATGAACTCCATCTGCTTGACGAGGCCGTTCATCGCGTCGCCGCCGAGCGCGATCAGGTCGCGGAGCCCATCGATCTTCACGGTGCGAAGGTGCGCCTTGAAGACCAGCTGCGAGGCGCCGAGCGTCGTCGAATCGAACGAGACCAGGCGATCCCAGAGGCGCTCGAGCACCGACTGGCCCCAGTGCATTTCCCAAATCCGCTGCCAGAACGGCAGCTTCACGCCGGCGAGCCGCACGAGGCGTGTGTAGTGGATGCGCAGCTTCGGGAGCCCCGTCTGCACGTCCGGCATGATGTCGTAGAACTCGGGCGTCCCGAGGTACGGGCCGAGCTCCGTCACGAGCCGGTTCATGTCGGGCCAGAGCGCCCAGCGGTCGAACGCGTAGATACCCTTGAACTGGTCGCGGCCGATGCGGTCGAGCTTGAGCGGCGTCTCGGGATCCTGCCCGGCGATCATCAGGAACGCCGCACCGCCGCCATAGAGGCGCGCCCACTTGATGCTGTCCTGAAGGCCTGGCCAGACCTGCAGGCGCGAGAGCTCCTTGCCGAAGATCTTCATGTCGCTCGGATCGATCACCGACTGGATCTCGATCCCGGCGCGGGTCATGTCCTCGGCGACGCAGTCGACCGCCTTTCCGGCGATCCACGAGCCGCGGTAGACCCACTCGATCTTGATGCGGTTGCGCGAGACGGGGTTGTACCCGTACGTGCTGCCGCTCAGCATGTTGTCGGCGCCGATGCCGACGCGCGCCTCGAAGTTCTGGAACGAGTCCGTCGTCGGCCACGCGTTGCGCAGCGACTCGCCAGCCTTCAGGCGAATGTGGGGCTTGGCGGACATTCAGTTCCTAGCTTCCGAGCTGCGCCCACTGAGCGGCGACGCCCCTGCGTTGTATGTAGCCGTCCAAGCCATAGCGCACTGCGTCCCAGCCGTGGTTGTGCTTGTCGACGATCACCGGCAGCACGTCACCGGATACGCGATCGACCTTGTACGAGTACAGACGGGCCTCTTCCTGCAGGTGCTTGCACCGCCGGTGGATGTGGATCCGCCGGAAGCCCTTGACGTGCGCAATGCCGTCCTCGACGCTGCCCGACCACTTCTCGGCGGCGTCGATCGCGAAGCCCTTGCGACGGATGTAGCTGATCGTCTCTGGGCGCGCCGCGTCCGCCTTGATCGGCCACTGGCGCGCACCGGGGATGGTGTCGAACAGCGCGGGCGTGTCGTCGATCTCCACGCGGTAGCCGAAGGCCTCGTGCGAGACGTAGAGCTCATCGTCGTGGATCCAGAACCGCACCAGCGCCGTCGGGTCGTTCGCGAAGCCCCAGTCGGCACCGAAGTGAATCCGCGTGCCGTGGGGCGGATCCTCGAACTCGTCGATGACGACGCGCTTCCGGAAGATCGCGGCCGCCGCGTGGCGCTCGCAATAGCCTTCCCAGACGTGGTCGTACTCGGCCTGCAGCTCGGACCGGAGCTCGTCGTCCGTCGCCGCGGCGATGCGGTCGGCCAGCTCCGCACGGTCCGCCTCGAGCTCAGCCGTGAACCAGGGATTGTCATCCCAGTTCACCTTGACGATCCGCGCGCGCGGCGATGGCGCGACGATGAACCGCTTGTAGGTCTCGTCGCTCTCGAGCCGAGGGTTGAACACGACCCAGATCTCGGAACCGGGCTTGCGGATCGTCGGCACGAGCTGGCGCCAGCTGTTGGCGCTGATGCTCTCGCCTTCCTCGATCAGGCAGAGATCCGCGGCCTCGAGCGACTTGATCTTGCCCGGGTCGGTGCGCACGCCGAAGAAGATGAACTCGGAGCCGTTGGCTCCGTAGATGCCCTTGTCCTGGATGCGGAAGAAGTCCGACCAGCCGAGGTGCTGGATGCGGTCGCTGAGGAGCCGGTGCACCGACTCCTTGATCGACGACTGCACCTCGCGGATGCACACGACCCGCAGCGGATGGTGGCGTGCCAGCACCGCCGCCATCCCCGCGAAGCCCCACGACTTGCCGGAGCCGCGGCCACCGTAGCCGACCTTGTAGCGGCTCGGGACGTACTCGACGCGGCCTTCAGCCGTCTGCCGGAGGAACAGGTTCCGGAGCTTCGGAGCTAGGAGCGCAGCCGGGACCGCCATCGGACATCTCGAAGCCGAAGTTGATGACCGCCGTTGGCGCGGTCGGGAGCGGGCCGCCACCGGGCGAGGACAGTTCGACCTTGCGCCGGCCGGCGCCGAGCAGGAGGGTGAGCAGCTCGTTCGCTCGCAGCGCGCCGTTCGAGTCAAACTGGAACTCGCCGTCGATCACCTTGCCGCTGCGATCCTTGACCAGCACGGCCGTCATGCACCGGTCGCGAATCTCGATCGTGGTCTCGATGATCGAATCGAGGCGATAGCCGGACCCGCGGAGCTTGTCGTCGAGACGCTTCTCGAGCAGCTGCTGCACCCGCGGCCGCGCCCGCATCCTCGATGCCGTGACCTCGGGGTTCTTGCCCTGGAAGCCCGCACGGATGATCGCAGCCGTCGCGTTATGGTCGACCAGGAACTCTTCGATGAACCGGCGCTCGCGCGCAGTGGGCTTCATTGAATCGGCCATGGCGGGTCACGTCACTCGCGCCGGTCTGACGTGCTTCGAGCGCTCGGTGCGCTTCACGTTCTCGGCACGGACGCTGCGGAAGTCCCCTCGTGGCTCGGGTCGGTCTGCGAAGTACTCGCGCACGACTCGCTGCGTCTGCTCGTCGGACGGGCAGCGCAGGCGGTCAGGGAACATGGGGAGGCGGCTGATGGCAGAGGCTAAATCGCCACGGTGCGGAACATACACTGGTAATTACCCGCATAACAACTTGTGCCCGACGAGCTCCCGGGCGATGCGCAGCACCTCGAGGAACTGGCGGTAGTTCATGCGGGCCAATTTGGAAGCCGCAACGGCGTTGTAACGCACGCTCGACGCGTACCAGATCTTGATGACATACAGGTATTTCGGCGGCAGCGCAGCGATGGCGCGATCCGTCTCGGCGATCGCCTCCGGGATCTCGGTCGGCGGCGGTCCGCCCTGCGCGGCACCGGTGAAGCCTTCCTCGATGACACGGCCGAGCATCGTGCGCTTCGGCCAGCCATTGCCGGCGGTCGTGTCCCTGGCCCAGTCCCCCCACGCGGCGAGACGCTCGTCTGCAATCCGCAAGTCCCCAGCCAGCGGTCGAGCCATCGAATCCCCCGATTCAGCGTGTCGTCGTGCGGAGCTGGTCTGTGAGGTTCTGGATCGTCGCGCAGAGCAGCTGTTTCTCGGCGAGCAGCCGCCGGACATGACTGACCTGCACCGCGAGCTCCTCGCGGGTCGCGGCGAGGCGGCTGTGCAGGCGCTCCGCGGTATCGATCCGATCGGCATACCGCGCGAGGTCGTTGCTCATCGTCGTCAGCCGGGTCGATGTCGCCACGGCGGCCGAGTGGATCTGCTGCAGCAGCTCCTGGCCGAGGACTGGCGCCGCGGCGCGTTTCTTCAGGGACATGGTGGAGCTCCTCGTGTGCAGGCGTTTGCACTGAGTCGATGCAGCACACGCTGCGTGAACGCGATGGCCTCACCGTTCGTGACCATCGTTTGCTCGAACCGGATGACGTTCCAACCGAGCTGGGCGGCGGTTGCGTACTTGCGGCAGTCCTCTCTGAAGCCTTCCGGATTCGCGTGCCGTCCGCTCGTAACGATCTGGCCGCCGATGCGCCGCACGATGAGGCCCTCGATCTCTACGGCCAGCATCTGTTCTGCGAACGCAAAGTCGAATCGCCATTGACGGCCGATTGACTGCGCGAACCGATGATTACGCTCGAAGCCCGGCAGCTTGTAGGCCCGGCACTGAAACGCGAAGAGATCCTCGAAGCGCTCGCGTTTTGACTTGGCGTCAGTGACGGCGAGGAGCGTCATGGAATATGCGCCCATGATTCGCGCCGAAGAATGCTGAGAACGTTTCGGCCGGAAATGCCGTAGCGAACGCCGATCTCCTTTCGAGTCTGGGTATCACCAATGGCCCGGATCTCACGCACCTGCTCGACGGTGAGCTTCGTTGTCGGTACTGGCGCGCGCCGTCCCTTGCGCACGGAATCCTGCGTATTTTGCAAATTCGTGCCTGGGGTCAAATGGGACGGGTTGCAGCATCGTGGGTTATCGCACGAGTGCATCAGTACGAGACCCGGAGGGATGGCCCCGACGGCGAGCGTGTAGGCGACTCGGTGTGCCTTGCGTTCTGGCATGACGGCGCATCGTGCGATCTCGCCGTAGCCTTTCGCGTGCGTGGGCCCTGACCACGGCCAGCAATCGCTCGCGTTGCGAATTGCTACGCGCGCCCAAAACGCTGCCTCGTATTCCCGCAGCGTCCGAGGAGCCAAGCGCCCGAGAGAATCACGCGGCCGTAAGCGCGTGAACGCTGAACGATCTATCAGTTCCCTCCCCCGCATCGTCAGTTGACCTCGGTGCTCGCGGGCGTCCTGCGCGTGCGGCCGGACTTCTTCTCGAACAGATCCTCGGGGCGCTTCGGCTCGTCGTCCTTGCCGGTGTCACCACCGCCGCCGAGCGGCAGCTGCGCCTGGCGCTTGTCGGTCTTCTTCGCGATCGCGGCGTCGGTGATCTCGATCTTGATCTCGCGGTTCATGCACGCGACGAGCTCGGGCGCGGACTCCGACCAGTCGTGCGAAGCCTGGATCTGCAGCGACACCATCGTGAGCCCGCCGGTCTGCGGTTCGAGGTAGACCTTCGCGATCTTGACGTCGGGGAGCTGGATCACGTTCGGCTCGAGGCCGTACTCGATGCGGACGTTCGCGCCCTCGAACTTGTCGGCGAGCG